GATAAAATTTACCCTGCCATTTATAAGGTATCGGATAATAACACAAAAGAAAATTCAATGGATAGTGTTATCAGGATTATGCAAGCTAAAAAGATAACAGGCAGAACAAGTTATAATATATTAAATAGTTTATCAGTTCTTGATACCCTTACTACTTATGGATATGGCGGACATTTAAACGATCCTTATGCGCCTACAAATGATATCAACTTTGGCGTACCTTTTGAGATTCAATTCAGTGCTATAACTTATCCTACGACTAATGTATTTAATGCTTATCATAGTGAATACATAGCCGAAATAACAAGCAAGGATTCAAAGCTATTAACTTGTTCGGCTTTATTGGATACGATTGACATTATGAATTTAGATTTTAGTAAGTTTTATTGGATTGACGGGGTATTATTTAGGCTGAATAAAGTAGACGGGTTTAACCCAATGGAATACAAGACAACGAAAATTAGTTTATTAAAGGTTATTGAAACAAAATATTTTTTATAATGGCACAGAATTTAGATTTAAACATAAATGTCAATACGGATCAGGCAGGTAAATCTGTTGGATCACTTAAAACACAATTAAGAGAAGCACAGGCGGAAGTAGTGGCATTGTCAGATAAGTTCGGTGCTACGTCTAAGGAAGCTATTGAGGCAGCAAAAAGAGCAGGGGAATTAAAAGATAGGATCGGGGATGCAAGGGCAATGACAGAAGCCTTTAATCCAGATGCAAAGTTTAAAGCGGTAACGGCATCCTTATCAGGCGTTGCGGGTGGATTTGCAGCAGTTCAAGGTGCTATGGGTTTATTAGGTGGCGAATCAGAGGACGTGCAAAAAATGCTATTAAAGGTTCAATCTGCAATGGCTATTTCACAGGGTTTACAATCTGTTGGGGAAGCAGTAGATAGTTTTAAAAACTTAGGTGCGGTTATAAAAAGTACAACTTTATTTCAACAAGCATATAATTTTGTATTAGGTCAAAAGGTTGTAGTTACAAAGGCAGACGTTATTGCAACAGAAGCGCAAACAGTAGCAACAGTTGAACAAGGCGCAGCAACAGTAGCAACTACAACGGCGGTTACAGGAGCTACTACTGCAATGAAAGCGTTTAGGGTTGCATTGATTGCTTCTGGTATTGGTTTACTAATTATTGCAATAGGATTAGCAGTACAAGCCTTTTCTAATTATGTAGGTGCGGCAGCAAAGGCAGAGGAAGCACAAAATAAATTAAATAAACAAATAGCTGACGGAGCTAAAACAGCTTTAGATGCAGAACAAAAATTTTTAGAAGGACAAGAAAAATTAGACATAGCAAGGGCTAAAGCTAAAGGTGCAAGTGAACAAGAGATATTTGAAATTGAGCAAAAATATAGAAAATTAAGGGCAGAATCACATCAAAGACACTACGAGGAAGTTTACGGAAAAGATGCAAAAGCAGCAGAGGAAAGCAGCGCAGAAATCAATAAAATAAATACAGATGGTCAAATAGCTGCATTAGAGAATGAAGCAAGAAAAAGAAAAGAATATCAAGAAAGAAAAGAAAAAGAGGAAAAAGAAGCAGCAGAAAAATTACAAAAAGATTTATTGCAAAGTTATGAAGACTATCTAAAACGTAGAGAATTTGCTCGTAAAAATAGCGAAGGAATATATATAGATGACATAAGAAAATTTGAACAAGAAGATGCAAACGAAAGGGATAAACAAAGAAATGATGAAATAGAAAAAAACGTAATTGCACAAAACAAAGCGTTAAATAATATAAAATTAACAGGGGTTCAAATATTAGAAATTGATCAAGCAAATTCAGACGCAAGAAAAAAAATAACTGAGGAGGAAAGGAATTTAAGAGTTAATGCAGCTTACGATATTGCAGATGCTACAATGGCTTTAGGATCAATAATGGGCGAACAAACAAAAGCAGGTAAGGCTTTAGGGGTTGCAGGAGCTTTAATTAATACTTATGTTGGTGCATCCGAAGTTATAAGGGCTAAGTCAACATTGCCAGAGCCATTCGGTACTATTCAAAAAATTGCTTCTGTTGCTGCTATTATAGCAACGGGTTTAAGGGCGGTTAAATCAATTACTTCCGTTCAAGTTCCTGGAGGTGGAGGCGGTGGTGGTGCTTCTGTTCCTTCAATTTCAACTCAAGCACCTATTATGCCACAATTACCAAGTGCGCAGATGACACAATTAAATCAACAATCAATTAATGATTTAGGCAATCAGGCAGTCAGGGCTTACGTTATTGAAACAGATGTAACAGGCAATCAGCAAAGAATGGCAGCCATAAGACAAAGGGCAAGATTTAGTTAAACGATAAATATTCACAAATAAACTATTTAAAGATATGAATACAGAGATACCTATTTATATGTTGGACATTACGGATAGCATAGATGATGATTCACAAGTTGATTTCATTGCATTAGTTGATCGTCCTGCAATACAAAAGAATTGGAACGCTTTTAATAAAACCCAAAAATTTGAGGTAACAAATGAAGATCGCCGTATTATTTCGGGTGCTATTATGTTGGCTGATACGCCTATTTTTAGGTCTGACGCTACTTATGGCGATTACTATGTGGCTTTTAGTGCGGACACTATTCTTAAGATTGTTCAAAAGTTTTTTAAAAAAGGATTCCAGAGCAATGTAAATTTAATGCACGATTCAAGCGCGCAATTTGAGGGCGTTACCTTATTTGAAAGTTTTATATCTGATCCTTCGCGTGGCATTATGCCAATGAAAGGATTTGAAGATGCGCCTGTTGGAAGTTGGTTCGGATCTATGATCGTGGATAATGACGAGGCTTGGGCTAAAGTTAAAAACGGGGATATAATGGGATTCAGCGTTGAGGGGTTATTCACCTACAAACCTAAGGAAGTAAACAAGGTTGCGTCTATGGTTGATGCAATCAAAAAAATATTATCACAAGTTAAGTGATAAACTATTTATTTTTTAACTATATAATAAAAAAAGTATGAACGCACAGGAAGCAATTTTAAAAATTAAGGCTTTGTTTGAGGACAACGCTGCGCCTGTTAAGGAAGATGAAGTTATTGAGCCTAAAGTTGAGGAAACTAAGGTTGAAATGGCAGAATATTCATTAATAGACGGAACTAAGGTTGAGATTTCAGCTTTAGAGATTGGCGGTTTAGTAACTATTGAAGGTCAACCTGCACCAGCAGGGGATCACGAATTAATGGACGGAAGCGAAATTACCTTAGATGAGAACGGCAAAATTACCGCTATTGAAACTAAAGTAGTTGAAGCAAGTCCAGAAGTTGATACAGAAGTTGAAGCGGGAGCAGATTACAAAGATAAAAAGATTCAAGAAATGGCTGATCAATTTGAAGCAAAGATTGCTGAATTAATTGAAGCTAAGAATGTATCTGACGCAAAAGTTTTGGATTTAGAAAATAAGGTTAAGCAAGGATTTGCACAAGTAGCTGAATTAATTGAAGCACTTTCAAATACGCCAAGCGAAGATCCTATTAAAAAACCAAATAGCTTTAATGAGTTTGTAAATACAAAGGGCATTAAAGAACAAAGATTAGAAAAATATAGAAACGCAATTTTAAACAAATAAAAATTAATAACAATGGCATTTAACGTAGACGCATTAGCAGCTTATACAGAGCAAAACGAAGCCTTATTGGTAACTGATTCTGTATTAGGAGCAAAAACCGCAGCTTTAATTAAAAGCGCAGGTAACGTTATGGTGGGCGTAAAGTCTGCTGAAACAATTAACATTATGGACACAGACGCGATTTTCCAAGCAGGTGGTTCTTGCGGATTCAACGCATCTGGTTCTACAACTTTTACTCAAAGAACAGTAACAGTTGGAAAAATTAAAGTAAATGAATCTCTTTGTCCTAAAGACTTAGAATCTAAGTACTTACAAAAAGCATTACCAACAGGATCAATGTATGATTCTATTCCTTTTGAGCAAGAATTTGCTAACAAGAAAGCAAAGACAATCGCTGAGCAATTAGAGATTGGTTTATGGCAAGGCGATACTACAAGCGTAAACGTTAACTTAAATAAGTTTGATGGCTTAGTAAAGTTAATAGGTGCTGCTTCTGGAGTTGTAGCTGCTAACACATCTACTTTCATTTCAGGTGCGCCTTTAAGCTCAATTACTGCTGCAAATGTTATTGAGATTTTTGATGGCGTATATCAAGCAATCCCTGCGAAAGTAGTAGCTGCTGATGATATGACTATCTTCTGTGGTCAAGATGTTTTCAGAACTTACACAGTTGCATTAAAGAACGCAAATCAATTCCATTATTCAATTGATGTAAAAGCTGATAGCGAGTTCGTATTACCAGGTACTATGATCAAAGTTGTAGCTCTTGCAGGTTTGAACGGAACTAATAAGGTTTACGCAATGCGTTTATCTAACTTGTTCTTAGGAACAGATTTATTGAACGAAGAAGAAAAGTTTGAAATTTTCTACGCAAAAGAAGCTGATCAAGTTCGTTTCGTATCTGAATTTAAAATGGGAGTAAACATTGCATTCCCAGACGAAGTTGTAAGATTTGTTTTAGCATAATTAACAGGGGAGGTAAAACTCCCCTATTTTTAATAAAATTTTAAATTATATATTATGCCGTGCGCATTAACATCAGGATACACTTTAGACTGCAAAGATAGCTTAGGCGGTGTTACGGAAGTGTATTTCATAGAAGCAGCCAACGTAACTGCAACAACCGAAGCAAGCGGAGTGATTACAACATTAACAAAGGCAGCAGGTAAAAGATTCTACAAATACGAGCAGGTAAAAGATACATCAATGATGAATCAAACTATTACCACAAACGTACAGAATGGAACAGTATTTTATGCACAGGAATTGATGGTTGTATTAAATAAATTACAAACCGCTACAAGAAACGAAATTTTATTACTTGCACAGAATACTTTGATTGCAGTAGTAAAAGATTCAAACGGCGTATATTGGTATCTTGGTAAAACAAGAGGATTAGATTTAACTGCGGGTACTGCGGGAACGGGTACTGCACAAGGCGACAGAAGCGGATTCGCTTTAACCTTTACAGGATCAGAAGCAGAATTAGCACCAAGCGTTGCACAAGCAGTTTACTCTGTATTGACAACCGCAGGATAAGTTTTTTCATAGGTTTATAGGTTTGCCGCCGTTCCTTCATTGGTTCGGCGGTTTTTTTATGTTATAATTTTATATAAATACATAACAAAGTAAATAAATAGATTTACTTTTATTAAGTTATTGCTTTACTTTTCATTATATTTGCTAAAAAGTAAAGCTATGATTTATTTTATCAAACAAAATGATTTTATCAAAATTGGTTACACAAACAATTTAAAAAACAGATTAAACCAATTACAAACTTCAAGTCCTGTTAGGTTAGAAGTATTGGGGTTAATT